CTCAGCTTGGAATGTATTATGGTTTTCTATCTGGGATGATGATGAAAAGAGTATTTGGCCTGAAAGATTTCCAAGAGACAGGATATTGGCCATAAAGGACGAATTTTCGTCCGTAGGGAATATAAATGGATTCTATCAGGAATACATGAATATAGCCCAATCTCCTGATGATGCTCCTTTCCAACCAGATTGGATTAAGATACATCATTACGATTATAAAAGAGAGCAAGGGCAGAACTTAATAATTAAAAATGAGGGACTTGAAAATGAAGAAATCAAACCTGTGGAACTCTATACTGGAGTGGACCCTGCAAGCTCTTTGTCTGCTAGGGCTGACTATTTTGTTATTGCTACTATCGCCATTGATTCCGATAATAATAAATATGTTATAGATGTATTTAGAGATAGGATTTCTCCAGCGGAGCAGCCAGAGAAGATTATAAATGTCTATAAAAAGTTTAAACCTAGGAGAGTTAAGGTTGAAACCGTAGGCTATCAAGAAGCTTTAAGGACTGCCGTAAGAGAACTTATGAAAGAAGAAAATCTATACATACCAGGATTGGAGTCTGGTGTGAAACCAAGAAACAGTAAATCAGAAAGGTTACTATCGTTAGTTCCATTGTTCGCTAAGGGTACGTTTTATTTTAGACCCGAAGATATAAAAGCCCAACAGGAGTTTCTCTCCTATCCAAAAGGTAGAAATGATGATATTATGGATGCTATTTGGACTGCTTTAGATGGCGCAAAGCCATGCAGAAGGTCAGAATTTGAAAGATTATCAGATGATGATTGGAGAAATAACAAGAAATCTCTTGATTGGATGACAATGTAATTCGTAAATTAAGCATATGGCATACACCAAAAAAGACGGTAAATCCGCAAAAGATATAGTAGATGAAACATTAGACTTGTTTGACAAGTACTCTTCTAAAAGGGATAACTGGGCTCAACAAGCTAAAGAAGATAAAGAGTTTAGACTTGGGAAGCAGTGGACTGCTTCTCAGAGAGAAACTTTAGAAGGTAGGGGTCAAGCTCCTATTGTGATTAATAGAGTACATCCTGCAGTAGAATCTGCAAAAGCGATGTTAACATCTAATAGACCTTCCTTTAGAGCTGCTCCTAGAGAAGACTCTGATAATAAGGTTGCTCAAGTTATGAGTGCTTTACTTTCATATATGTACGATATATCAGATGGTAGAAGCGCTATTAGACAGGCAGTAGACGATTATTATGTTATGGGAGTAGGTTACCTGCATGTATACCAAGACCCTATGATGGATATGGGTAAAGGTGAAGTTTGCTTTCATGATGTAGACCCATTAGATGTATATGTAGACCCTAATAGCAGGCACAAGCTTTTTGATGACGCTGAGAATATTATTATTTCTAAGCTGTTTACTAAAGACCAGGCTAAAAAACTATGGCCTATGTATTCTAAAGCTATTGATAATGCATCTGATGATTCTGGAAGCAGGATAGATTGGAACGCTCCTGATACAGGAAGGGAAGATGATGGAGAGGTTACTTTCCCAGAGGATGTAGGTAGACTTAATAACCAAGATTATATTAGAGGTTATGAAAGATACTATATGGTTGATGTAACTGAATATAGAACATTTGAACAATTCTCTGGTAAAGAAGAGCTTTTATCTGAAGATGAGTTTAAAGTTTATTCTCAAAGGCCAGCTTGGGTCATTCAAGGACAGATAGTAACTGAAGAACAAAAAGCATATAAACTATATGACCAGCTAGAAATGCAAAGACAGCAGGCAATAGCGACTCAAATACAAGAAATGCTTCATGTTGGTTATTCTGAGGAAGATGCTAAGAAAGTATCTGAACAAGAAGTTCCTGCTATAGAATTTAACCAAATTACTTATGCAGATTTAATAAATATGAAAAAGATAGATATTGTTAAAATATCTTCTAAAAAAGTTAAACAATGTGTTATTGTAGGAGATAAACATCTTTATTCAAGGATTCTTCCATTAGATAGGTATCCTTTAATTCCTATAATGAATGTACATACTAGAACTCCTTATCCAGTATCTGATGTTAGAATGATAAAAGGATTACAGGAATATATAAATAAAACACGCTCTTTGATAATTGCACATGCTACGACAAGTACTAATACTAAGATACTTGTACCAGAGGGTAGTGTTGATATGAAGGAATTTGAAGAAAAGTGGGCTCAACCTGGAGTAGCTATTCCATATGACCCTACTGATGGAGCTCCTATGCCAGTTCAACCAGTTCCTCTTCCAAATGAATTGTATCAAAATGAATTGACAGCTAAGAATGATATAGACCATTCTTTAGGGTTATATGAAATGATGATGGGCAACTCTCAAGCTGCTCCTCAAACATATAAAGCTACTATATCTATAGATGAATTTGGACAAAGAAAAATGAAATCTAAACTTGCAGATATAGAAGCATCCTTGACAAGACTTGGACAAGTGGCCATACCTTTAATGCAACAGTTGTATACAGGAAGAAAGGTGTTTAGAATAGTTCAACCTAATAACTCTATTTCAGAGTATGTTATTAATAAGAAACTTGTAGATGACAAAACAGGTGAAATAAAGGTTATTAATGATATTACTGTAGGGAAGTATGACGTTATAGTAGTCGCAGGGTCTACATTGCCAAGTAATAGATATGCTGAACTTGAGTTCTATATGGATGCATATCAAAAAGGATTAATAGATAGACAAGAAGTTCTTAAGAAGACAGAGGTTTTCGACATAGAAGGTGTTATGGAAAGAACTGATACAATTGCTCAATTGCAGCAACAATTAAAACAAGCTGTAGAAGAGAATAAAAAACTTAAAGGTGACATGCAGACTAGAGATAGAGAAGCTGTTAACCTTAGGAAAAAAGTTGAAGTTGAGAAGTTTAAGGGAGACCTAGACCAGGTAAGCAATAAAGCGAAAGCTGCAGGTACTCTTTATGAGAAACGACTTGATGACAGCTTAGCCACTGTTAAGTCTCAAATAAGGGATGCAACAAAAAAAGAAAGCTCACCCTCTTCTGGTGGTAAAGGGGCAGCTAAAAGGAGAAAGAAATAATGTCACAAGATAATATACAGACAGATACCCCTCAAGAAAGTTCTAATGAACAGTTTCAATCTTTAGAAGAAGCTGTATTCGGGAACGAGGGCTCTGAAAATGTTTCGAGTGCTTTTACTAGTGGAAATGAAGGAAATGCTGAACCAGCTCCAGAACAACCTGGACAACCTGAAGTAAGTACGCAAGAAAATCTTCAACAAACTCAAAATGCTAATGACCAGAATAGATACCAATATTGGCAATCTCAGGCAGATAAGTATAAAAATGAGTTAGAGAGTATTAAGAATCAACAACAGCAGGCTCCTGTGCAACCACAAGCCCCTGTTCAAGAAGCTCAAGCTCCAGTTGAAGAGTTCCCTGCAGCTCCTCCAAAACCACAAAGACCTAGGATGTTTAATAGAGAGGAAGCATATAGCGACCCTTCTAGTGAAAGTGCTAGGTATATGGATGAATTAGAGGGATGGCGTGATGATATAAATGAATACAATTCACTTAAATCTCAATATCAAACGGCTGTTATAGAGGATAAGTTTAATCAACTTGAAGAGCAGAGAGTTGCTGCTGCAAAAAGACAGCAAGCAGCTCAACAAGTAGCTCAGCAAAAGAATGAACTTAAATCTCATATAACAGGTCATTATGGTATGAGTGATAATGAAGCTGAAGATTTTATGACAAAAATGTCTGACCCTAATTCAATTAATATCGATAATCTTGTCCAATTGTATAGGTTTCAAAATGGAGGCAATCCTCAACAGGTTGCTACTCCATCTCAACCTAGTGAAGCTTTTACTCAGACAAAGAATGCTCAGCAAGTACCATCTCCTATGGGAGTAATGCCTTCTGGACAAACTAATGCTGATACTCAAAGTTTTGAAGATAAGGTTATGGATAATCTTATAGGGAATTTTAATAGTAAAAACCCTTGGAAGTAACTAATTAACCGCCCTACCCGAAGGTCTAATTAGACAGCTGAGGACGGGCAAATTAAGGATGGAAACAAATGGGAACATTTTATTCTGGCGCAGCCGGTAATGATGTCAACTCAGGTGTCGATATTAACGATACTAGACGAAAGTTTAATTTCGGTGAAAGAGTTGCTGAGCTTGCTCCACAACAAAGTCCATTCTTCGTATATTTATCGAAGGTGGCAAAAAAAGCTACAAATGACCCTGTTTTTAAGTTTTTAGAACAGAGACATCAGTGGCAAAGACGTAACTTTAAAGTATCTACTGCAGTAACTTGGACGTTTGAAGCTGGTCCAACTATTGCTGATGCTGATTCAGATAACTTAGTATTAAGTTGTGATTATGACCAATATGGTAAAATCAGTGGTTCTTCCTCTGATGCTACTAATAATGCATGTCATTTCTTGGTACCAGGCTCTGTTATAGCTATGAAAGCTGATGATGGAGATGTTTATAGATTTAGAATAACATCAGGTGCAACAATTACACATAGTGGTACTGATGGTTCTAGCGGTATAACAACTATTACTGTATCAGGTGGTGGTGATGAAATAATACCTTTAGATACACCTACTTCTGGAACATTGACATTTAGCGCTTTAAATAAAGGTACTGTAGTTGGTAGTGCATGGGCTGAAGGAACTGATAAACCTACTGGTTGGGAAGATAAATTATATGACAGAGAAGGATACTGTCAAATCTTCAAAACTGGTATGAATATCTTTTCTGGAACTTCTTTAGCTACTGAGTATAGAGGTATAGCTAATGAGTTTCAAAGAATCTGGCAAGATAAACTAATGGAACATAAGATGGATGTAGAACAAGCAATGTTGTTTGGATATGGTGGTTCTTCTAACGAGCAATCAACAAGTGCTCCTGTAAGAACATCATGGGGTATTTTACCTTATACAAGTACATATGGTAAAGTATACAATATGTCTTATAGTTCATCTGGTTATGATGCTTTCTTAGATGCGATGGAAGATTTCTTCGCTCCTGAATCTGGTAATAGTGGTAATAAACTAGTCTTGGCTTCAAGAAAAGTTATTACTTACTTAAACAAACTAGGTGCTGGAAGCTTTTTAAATAATTCTGTAGGTTCATCTCAATATAGACTAGATGTTAATACAGTTCCTGGTGCCTTTGGACATACAGTTACTGTAGTTAATACTATATTCGGTAATCTTCATTTTGTTCAAGAGCCTTTATTAAGGGGTCCTTGGGAAGATTATTGTGTTTGTGTTGATATGAAAAATGTAGCTTACAGACCACTAGTGGGTAATGGTATTAGTCGAGATACCTTTATTGAAACTAATGTACAAGACAACGGTATTGATGGTAGACAAGACCAAATCATCACTGAAGCTGGCTTGGAAATTAGTGTTCCTGAAACCCACGCAATTCTTAAGTTTTCTTAAGGGGAGGTAATTTATGGCACAATTATCAATGATAGGTGAAAACACTGTTACTGATGGTACTCATGTTATTACTGACGCCTCTGTGTATGGCTCATGGCCTTTTGCAGATGAAGAAGGAGGCATGACTGTTTACAGGACCAATACTCTTGACCCTGCTGATACTGATGCAGCTCTTGTAAGCCCTGGAATTCCAGGCGATTTAGCTGCTAATAGAAAGTTAAGAGTTGGATTTAACACAACTACTGCAGGAGCAAATGTAACTTCTGACTTTGGTGTTCAAGGTTCTTACAATGGTAAGGATTGGACTCTAATATCAGAATTAGACGCTGATGTAACTCCCGATGCAACTGGTATTCAAGAATATGAACTTGACTTAACTGACAAGTACTACCCTTGGATTAGGTTAATATGGAATGATGGTACTGAAGATAATACTACTTGGCAAGGATACTTTTTTGTATCTGGATTAAAATCTGGTGGTAATATTTCTGCTTTGACTGTCGGTGGCGTAGGACCTGACCCTTCATAGTGGTTAGCTTAATAAATAATATAGAGGGGGCTTCGGCCCCTTCTATTAACTAGGAGATTTAAATGAGTGATTTAAAGATAACACAGGCTGGAGTAGTCCAAACTCAGGATAGACAAGGACCTATAAACCCAGTTGCTCCTTTAGGGCAGGCTGGTTCCGCTTATACAGCAGCTTCTTCTGACGCTATAGTACCTCCATTGAATCAAACATTTGTGGCAATTACAATGATAACTGATTGTACATTTGATAGTAGTGGTGGATTAATAGCAGAAGATGCGGAAAAATTTATAAATACTGAAGATGCAGCGAACGATTTAGCAGCTGGCTCTGAATCTTCTGTGGAAGGCTCTGGGGGTCAAGTTGTTGATTCAGTTGTATTTCCAGCTGGTTTGACAATATATGGGAGATGGACAGAAATTGATGTAGCGACTGGTTCTTGCGTAGCTTACATAGGGTAAGATGTTAGGATTAGGTAATAAATTAGGGAAGACAAGTTTAGTTACACCTGGTATTGTAACGGACAATCTTGTCTTAAAACATAAATATGATGCAGGAGCAGTCGTACCTGTAAGTGATGGTGCTGCTTATTTTGATGGCGACCAAGATTATATGAAAATAACCAATGCGGCTACAGATTTATTTACTTTAGGTACAAGTGATTTTGCATGGGCAGGTTGGATTTTAGCTGCTACTGATGCAGCAAGTGAAAAGATATTTGATGCAGCTGATGATTCTACTAATGGATTTTTTATATATATTAATAGTTCTGGAACTATGAGATTTAGAGTTGCTGATGCAGTTGGAAGCTTTAGCTCTTCAACAAGCTTACGAGACAACTTATGGCATCATGTTGTTATAAATGCCGATAGAAGTGGAAATGCCACTTGTTATTTTGATGGAGTATTAGATGGTACTACTGTAGATATATCAGCAGAATCAGCCGATGATGCAGGATGCGCAGATGATATAACTATAGGCATTAATAATAATGAATCTTCAGAAGATTATAAAGGATATTTATGTAATATAGGTGTTTGGAAAAGATTATTAACTCAAGCTGAAATCAAATCTATTATGTGGAAAAATTATGTAGGTTTAACAGATAGTGAAAAAACAAATTTAGTATCATGGTGGAATTTAGACTATAATATAGGAAGTACTATTATAGATTTATCAGGAAATGGTAATCACGGGACTTTATCATAATGCCTGCCACTATACAAAGAATTCAAAAACCAAAAAAAGCCAGAGCATTAGATACCTCTGGTAATAACAATCATGGACAAATATATTCAGGTAGAGCATTAGAGTTTGATGGGGTTAGTGATTATTTAGATTTAGGAGCGCAAAAAACTTATGTTGATTATAGTGCTGAAACAACTCAAGCAAATAGAGCTTGGACAGTAGCTTGCTGGATTTATTTAGAAGCAGATGTAACAGGAACAACTCCAGACCATATTATTGGAGGAGGTGGTATTAGCGCTGGTTATTGTTGTGTATATCACGGTACTAATAAGTTAGCAATATGGGATATAGATGCTGATGGAGCAGGAGGAAGTGCTGATGGAGCTTGGAGACAAGGAAATACAGCCTTAGAACTCAAAACTTGGTATAGAGCATTATGGGTTTTTGATGGAGACGAAACAGTAACTATGTATCTTAATGGGGTAGCTGATGGAAGTGGAAGAATAGATACACAAACAGATAACGGTGATTTATCTATGAGATATATAGGTGCAATAACTGTTGATTCTGACCCTGCTGTTGCTAGATTATGGAATGGTAAACTTGCAGACTTACAATTATGGCAAGGAGCATTTACAGCAGATGATGCACTATACGATTACAATAACCCTGAACAATTAGCTTTAAATAGAGGTGGTACATCATTAACAAACTCTAATCTTAAAGCATGGTATCCAATGAATGATGGACATAGAGGACAACAATCATATATACTTGATGCTTCAAATACAGGGTTGGGTGATGAGATGATTACATCTGACTGGGATGCTCAATTTGCTGAATTAAATACAGATAGTAATAATACAGTAACTTACCCTACTGTAGATAGTGTTAGAATTATTTACGATGATGGTAATCCTTCAGCTGTAGGTATACAGGATGCTGATTTATGTGTGGTTGGAACTACATATAAAATTGTTGTTACTGTTACAGATAACATGGGTACGCCTAGTAATATAGGGCTTAGATTTCAAGCCCAAGATACTACTATTGGAAATATGGCCACATCTGGAACTTATACTTTTTATTGGACACAAAAAACTGGAACTAATGTATATTTTTATAGAAAAAGTACAGGTGGAGATGTTGATATGACTATTAACAGTATATCAATTAAACCTGTAAACGACAAAAATCATGCAACAACTGTATTTTATGGTGATGAGTTGATAGATACTACAGCAGATAGAGATATGTCTGGTTCTAATAATTGGGATGCTTATAATGGTGGTACTGAAAGTGTTTTTAGTGGCCTACTAAGAATTACAGTAGATGGTGGCGGTACCGCACAAGGAGCACAACTTTCTTTATCAGACATGGGTAATTCAATAGTTGCAGGAAGAACTTATAGAATTCAAGCTGATTTAGATTTTATATCAGGTTCTGATACAGATTTAGTAATAAAATTTGTCATAGGAAACGTTGGGGTAGCTGTAAAAGCTAGTGATGGAAGTCCTAGTGATGGAACGATAACTACTACAGCAGAAACTTATTATGCCGATGTAGTAGCAGGAGATGCTACTGGAGCATTAAGAATAAATTGCAGTTCAGCTACTAATAATAGTGGTAGTAATAATATATTTACTGTTGATAATGTATCTGTTAAAGAAGTGGGTACAGCATCAGGTTGGACAGATGCAGACCAACAACTTCATATACCACAAACAGCATTACAATCTTATAATCAATTAGCTTGGTTTGATGGGGGTGCTAATGTTGATTACGCTGAAACTGATAGTGCTATAGAAACAACAAATACCAACTGGTCTTTATCTTTTTGGCTTTTACACAAAGATAATGGACAAACATACGATTTTCCATTTGGAGGTGGAAACACTAAGAATATAGCTTTAGACCAAGGTACGAGAAAACTTTATTATAGAGAGCATTCAGGTGGTACTTATCATGCAATATCAGATGCAGAAATCCCTCAAGAAAAATGGGTACATATTGTAATTACTGCAACAGCAGATACAAGTATAACTGCTTATGTCAATGGAGAGGCTCAGACAACTAATAGTGGTATGTCTGATACTGAACTTGTTTTTAATAGAATTATGATGGGCTATAATACAAGTGATTATGCAACTAATGGCTCTATAACAGAAATATCTTATTTTGCGAGTACAATTTTAACTGCGTCTCAAGTAAATACACTTTATAATGACGGAAAGGCTTATGATGTGGAAGAGGATACTACGTTATGGTCAGCTTGTACAGCATATTGGAGAAATAATGGTCTTTCTGAATGGAAGGATAGAAAAGGTAGTAATGATGCTAATGTTACAGCAGGTGTTACAGAAACAATGTTAATCACAGCAGGAGTAGATGGTTCAAGAGATTCTCAAGGATTTCTAATGAATAGACAAAGAACTACTAATAGTTTGAATAATACTCTAGGTACTAGTGGAGGGAAAAGTTATGTAGAAATGAATGTTAAAGGTGATGATGATTTAGCATTTATCGGAGTAGGGGATGCGTTTTCTATATCTCTTTGGGTTAAAGCCAGACATCTTGCAGGAACTTCTCAACATATTATATCAAGAAATGATGAAACTGACGGATATAGAATGGGATTAGGGACAACAAATAAATTATCTTTTGAAGTCGAAGAAAATGGAAATAAGTCTACTGCTATAACAGATAGTGCGATATTAGTTGATACATGGTATCATATGGTAGGTACATTTGATGGAGACCCTAGTAATGATACTAGTGGAGTTGTAAGATTATATCTTAATGGAGTTACTGGAGGTGCTACTACAAATGATGGAGCTGCTTCTAATGATATGGATGCAACTACAGATACTATGTATATAGGTAGAAATACAACACTTGGGGATGTTTTTGATGGGGAAATTGATGATTTATGCATATATGATAAAGTATTAACACAACCAGAAGTAACAAGAAATTATAACGCAGGTAAAAGGAGTCACAGATAATGGCACATTATGAAATGTATTTTTGTTTTCCTAAGTCAGCTTATGAAACAAATACACCAACTGAAATTAAAGACAAGTTAAAACTAGTAGAATCCGTTAACGAAGATACGGGAGAAATAACATATAAGTCAAGTATTACTTGGAAAGATGCAATATTTAGTGGTAAATTAGGAGGACCGAGATGGTCTAAAAATGGTAATTACTGCATTATAAAAGGAGATTTCTCAATGTTAAATGGAGAATTATCTGCCTTACAAGCTTTAGGAAATGGAAAGGATTACCCAGAGTTTAGTGTCTTGACAAAAGCAGAAGCACAAACTTTATCTAACAGTAACACATTTACGGAGGAATAATGGCTTGGGATAGAATACATAAAACTGTCAATGTAAACGGTGGAGTCTCGATGACTCCAGGTTACTTGTCTGAAACAATTGCATTAGGTGATACAGCTGATTCATCTACTAGTCCATTAGATTATCCTACTAAATCTGATTATACTGTTTTAGTTATTTTTACAGTTATAAGCAGTGGAAATGCTGCTACCTTAGGAGCTGATACAAAAATTGCAGTAGAACATAGTGTTGATGGAACAACTTATATTAAACAAGGTCAATTTGAACAAGGTACTATGGCAACTTCAGATATAAGTAAAGAAATGCATTTATTATCTGTAGTAGATATAGACCAGAATGTAGAAGGACAGGGAATGATGATGATGTTTGACATAGACAGTCATGGAATGGCCCCTTATACAAGATTTACAGTAATGAATAATACACAAGATGAAAGTGCCAATCAGGCTACATTTTATATAATACCACATTTTTAATTTAACAACAAGGAGAAGACGTAATGTCAAAAACAGAGAGATTTCATATTAACTTAGTAGGAGGAGCGACTGCTCCATCTAGAGGGATGAAAGGTGGAAAGGCGACAAAAGGTCATAAAGGTGGAAGAAAAGCAGGTGCTCCATCTAGACCAAAAGGTCCTAGAAGACCTTAATAAATGGCTAAAAAATTAGCCAATAGATTCTCAGGTAGTTTTGGGAATCCTTGGCATGGAACAAAGACTGATACTAGAAGAAAGCTAAATACAGATAAATCGAAGAAAGGTAAGAAGAAATAATGGCTGATGGTGGAAATTTCATACAAAGAATAACAGACCTTATAGGCTCTCAATATTCTACTGATGCTTTATATTGGGGAGATATGATTAATGAAGCTATTAATGAGGTCATAGATATATTGCCTATAGATTTATTACTCAAGTATTCAAATAGCCCTACAGAGATAACATCTTCTAGCGGTATTTCACATGACGGATATAGAGTCTTAAAAGTAACAAGAGTGGATTCTAATTCGAGTGGAATAGAAAGGGACTGCAAGAAACTTTCTCAAACTGAGTTTGCAGCTGCTTCAGATTCCGATAGTATATATGAGGCTACAGCATTTTCACCAGTATATACAGTAGACGCAAGCTCTAGTACTAGCTCATTGAAGATACTTCCAGACTGTAATGGCTCAGGTCAAACTGGAAAGGTATATAGAACTAGATACGCAGTTGATTCTTACGATTCTACTCTTCTTACAGGAGCTACCTTAAGAACCGGTATATACCTTCCTCATACAACTATGCACGCTATAACTTTAAAGGCATGTATAAATATACTTTCATCTTATTTAAGCAATCAGGTTCAAGATGAAGAAGACAGCGAAATGGTTCAAATGATTCAAGTTCAAATACAAAACCTTAATCAAGAATTTATATCGGCTATGCAAAGATTTACTTCAGACTTTAAAAAACCTAAAGGAGAATAATGGCTATTCAAGCAAAAGAAATGATAGAGTTACTTCAGCAACATCATCCTCATATAGGAGAAACTGAAGCTATAATTATATTGAATAGAGCCAAAGATGACTTTTGTGAAAAAACTGAAATGTTTAAAACTATACAAACTTCAACAACTACTGTTGCAGGTCAACTATTATACGATGTAGGTTTAGCCTCAGATGCCAATGTTTATAAAATTTTAAATGTTTGGATTGGAGATTCTGGCAGTGAGATTAAAGCCCCTAGATTACAGGGAGTTTTAAATATAAAGGATAGCGTATAATGGCTAAAAAGGTTAAAAGAGCTTGGTTTGTAGACACTGTTTCGGCTGATGAAAAAGTAGGCATAGTAGAGAAAACGTCAAGAACTGTAGATGGGATTACAGATGAATGGCAAGCAGTTAAGGAAACTGGTCTTAGAGTATTCATAGAATATAGTGCAATTGAAGCTGATTATAGTACTGTTAGTAGCGAGTGGAATAATATAAACGCAAGATATAAAGATGTTATAATAAATAAAGCTATAGCTATCGGCTATAGAGACCCTAGAAATCAAGACTTAAAGAATGCAGAATACTTTGAAGCTGTATATAAAGAGGGTTTAAAGAAGGCTAAAAAGTTTGCTAAGAGTGGATATGTTTCAAGTGGTAGAATAGTCCCTCAGGACTTTTAAAATGAAAATAGGTGACTTATTATTACTGAAAGGATACATCAATAAGAAGCAACTTCAATCTGCTTTAAGAAAGCAATCTGAAGAAGCTATTAATTATAATAGGTCAGTTCCATTAGGCAAGATATTAATAGAAGAAGATTATGTTACTATTGATGAAGTGACTGAAGTTTTAAATGAACAGCCTATAGAAAGCAGAATAAAAAAAGAGGAGAAACCTATGGCAACTGAGATAGGTGAAGGAAGTAAGTTTACGTTTGACTTAAAATTCCTTGTAACGATAGGAGCTGTTATAGTGTCAGCTTCAGCGACATATTTTAGCATAACAGGAAAGTTAAATGAAATAGAGTCGAACAATTCTCCAAATAGAATGGAGTATGAATATGTAGTAAATGAAATCGCTGCTTTAAAAAGTGCAGGGGACTTAAAAATCATATCCTATAAATTAGATGAAT